AACATCTGCTTAATATAAGCACTTAACGTTAACGAACCATCGTCATTATTGTCGAATGTTGTACTTCCACTTGCAATTACATCTCCGGCATTCCAACTAGTTTTTATTGCTCCACTTTTTCTATGATCATATAAAGCCTTACCACCCAATGTCACATATAAAGCATACAAATAAACGTAAGGTGTTCCTTCAACTGTAATCTTCCACGATACAGTTGTTTTATTTGTATCACCATTAGTTTGTGAAATATTTGTAATAGTAAGTTTGATATATCCATTTTTACCTGTGTATGGTTCTTTTCCATTACTCAAACTACTAGGACTTATACTTGCCATAATCAGCCTCCTATCCTATCGTAAATGAACCATTAGCTTCTTTTGAAACTTCTAATTCAAATATCTTTATTCCATTAGTAAATTCTGCACTAGTGACAAATAATTTATTATTTGAAAAGTATGCAACTTCAACATTATTTTGAAGGAATGCAATTCTATCATTGGATTCTTTCAATAAAACTTCATTACCAATCATACCTAAAATAATATTTCCATCTTCAAATCTAATGTATTTTACTAATTCATTCTTATTAGTTGATATTGTTCCATCTAAATCTTTGATTGTTTCTTGCAAAGTCTTAAATGTATAATCAAATGAATTTTTTGTTTGGGTGAAATTAGTACTTACACTTGTCTTATATGTTTCAAAGTCTGATACAGAAACAGTCGTTTCTTTAATCATCTGCTCTATTTTGTCGGCAAATTGATTGATTAAAGATTCTAAATAATTAGTATTCTTTATTACATTATAATTAGCATTATTTGCTATTGTTGTAATACTTTCATTCAAATGTTCCTTCATCTCGTTTTCACGTTTTAATTGAAGTTCCGTTAGTGTTGCGTATTTATCACCAATCTCTAATTGAGATGTTTCCGGATTATTTATATCAGTTGTCTTTTTGATAACTCTTAAAGTATCATCTACTCCTAACAATTCATTTTCTATTGGATAATAATTACCAACTTCAAATGAATCTATATCTAATCCTATTAATGATAAATCTAATGCTGTAATTACGTGTTTTTGTTTTACTTTATTATTTGTGGCTAAGAATACTTTACCGTGGTTTAATAGAGTTTCCGGATATACAACATGGTCAAATATTCTATATCCTTCTATAATCCCATATGTTTCAATACCTACTTCATCATCAATATAAGGAATACCACCATTAGCTTCAGCACAAGTTATTCTTTCATCTGTTTCAACTTCTGTTATTGTTCCATCACTTTCAGTTATTGTCTTTTTAATTTTATTTCCTAATGGATATAGTCTTGTAATAAAAGATGTTGGATCACTTTCTTTTGAAAGTTTTTTCATATTCTTTCTTAGTGCTATTTTGGTAGTCTTAACTTCTCCTATTTCTTTAAAATAATCTAAGTATAATTTCCCATCTGCACCTTCCCTTAAATACAATTCTCCACCTAAATTACCAACTAATTTTTCTTTTAATGAATCAAAAGCATTAGTCTGCTGTTGCATTCCAAAATATAAAACATTATCTTCATTTGTGACATTAACTTCGCCAATATAAATTCTTTTTTCTTCCGGTTGTTTTCTGTTATGAACATCTAAAACAAATTCAAGAACTCCTCTTTTTTCAATATTGCCATCAGCATCATAAGTATTGTTTTTAATATTCCAATATTGCTCCGGTAAATAGTCCATCAAGGTATCGCAAAGATAACCCATTCTATCTTCACACTCGATAGTTTTAAAAAATTCCCCATCAGATTCCATAGAGGCTTTTGGTTTTACAATTCTTCCATTAAAAACTTCTCTTTGAGTATGTAAGTTATTAACGATTATTCTTGTAGAATAAGAAAACAATTCATTGAATCTAGGATTATTCGGTAAAATATCAAATGAAAAGGAATTAATCGTGTTAATCCCTTCCATTATTTTTGCATTTAATACTTTTAATCCTTGTTCTTTTCTAACATCATTAGCAATATGAATAGGTTTTGATATACCATTATTAATTATATAGATATCATACATCTATAAAACCTCCTCATAATACTTAATACATACATTAGCACTTCCACTTACTAACAAAGTATTACTACCTTTTTTTAAATAGAAATTATCAACTTCCCATTCTCCTTCTGTTAAAGAAAAATTACCGTTCTCCGTTTCTACATTTATTGCACCATCTGTTATAATTTTAGGCATTATTCTATGACTACTATTATTTTCAATAATAATAGTCTTCTTATCAGCCGTAGCATCAAAATTAACTTCTAATGCCTTATTCGATATTGCAAAAGGATATACAGAAAACTTAACAGTTAATAAACCTTGTTCTGCGTCTTCTTTCCAACTTCCATCAGCATAACTACCAAACCAATGATAGTTCGGCGAATATTCATCAATTATTTCTGTTTCTTGGATATTCATTATCCAATCAAATACTTTTCTTCTTTCATTGTCTAAATCTTGAACGTCCCAACCAGTAATATCAAATTTATATTCAACCGTTCTATCTTCATAAATTATCTCGCCATATAAGTTAGAAAAGTCATAAGAACCGTGCATACCCGGGACTGTCTGCTTATTGGTTCTTCTTTTAGGAAGAGAGGGATTTCTCTCTTTAATATAAATACCAAAGTCGTTAAAACTTGATTTGCCATTGGCAACTAATTGTTTTATCATACTACCAATCCTCTCTCTAATTTTTCTAATAAATCACCACTAGCAACATCGTCTGTTGATGCTGTAGCTTCTGATATTCTTCTACCATCTAAGTAAGTGTGACTTGGTTTTGCTAGGATTCTTTCTAATAAATCAACTGTATCAGCTAGATACTCTTCGCTATACATATAACCATCATTTTGTCCTAGGTAATCTGTATTAATTCCCATAGTATCTACAAATGAATGCTTAAATTGTTCGGCTACTTTATTGATCCAACCGGTATTTTTCTCTAACGGAACAATGGCTTCTGCACCATTTTCACCGGCAATTATCGTCCTAGCACCTTTATCTAATACACCACCAGTTTCCATACGTGGTAATTTAAAGGTACTTACCTTCCCAATGCTTACACCCGGTACCTTGTTAAGTACATCTATTGCTTTGTTAATAGCATTTATTGGAACATTCAGAATTTTTTCTGCCGTACTCAATAAGCCATTAACTGCACTCTTAAATACACTTGACATTGTTTCCCCAACTTTTTGTGCAATATTGGTAAATACACTTTTTATTGTGGACCAAACACCACTAAAGAAAGAACCTACTCCACTAAATACAGATTTAATTGCGTTCCAAGCTGATGAAAAAGTATTCTTAAAGAAATCTTTTACCTTGCCAAATACGGAAGCAATACTATCCCATATTCCTTGGAACCATTCTTTCCAAGTCCCTACGATACCTTTAATGCCTTCCCAAGCATCACTAAAATTACCAGTAAGAACATTTCTAATAACAGAGAATATTCCGGCAATAGTATCGAATATTGCTTTAAAATATCCCGTCACAGTGTCCCATACTGCTTTTATAACTTCCCATGCTACTTGGAATGCTCCACCAATTACAGTCTTAACTACACTAAATACGGCTGATATTCCAGTCCATACTAATTTAAAATATTGAACTGCTATATCCCAAACTCCTTTTATTGCTGTCCAAGCACTAGAGAAGAATCCTCCTAGTATTGTTGAAACAACACTAAATACAGTTTGAATACCGGTCCATATTGCTTGGAAATAAGGTTGTACTAAATCCCAAATGAATTTAATTGATTCCCACGCAAAACTAAAATATCCACCTATAACTTCTGCTACAACACTAAATACGGCTTTTATTCCTTCCCAAATTCCTTGAAAGAATGGAAGAACTAAATCCCAAATAGTTTTTATAAGTAGCCAAGCCTCATTAAACATATTGAATAATGATTCAGCAACTGGTTTTAATGATGATACAATATAATTCCATGTACTACTAAAGAACTTCTTGATAGGCTCCCATACGGCTTTTACCTTATCACAAACTTTTGTAATAATAGATCCTATTGTTTCAAATATAGGTTTAGTTATTTCTACAACTTTGTTCCATACATTTCCAACTACTGTCTTAATTCCGTTAAATGCTGATACACAGACTTCTTTAATCTTCTCAAACATTCCCGTCACTAAGTTTCTAAACCATTCGCATTTATTCCAAAGAAGGACTATACCAGCAATTACTGCTGTTATAATTGCAATGACTGGGTGTGCCATTATGACACCACCTATTTTACCTAGTATAGAAATAATAGAAGTTCCAGCCGTCTTAACAACAGAACCTAACCCTTTAAAAGTTTTAGTTATACCAGCAATTAATTTTTCATTTTGTTTGAATTTATTTATTGCATTAAAAACTCCACTTATATCTTTAGTCAGAATAGAAATTCCTTTAGAAAGTGGAGCTAATGCTGTAGTAAATGCTAATGTTTTTAGAATTGTTTTTTGTGTCCCTTGTTCTAAGCCACCAAACCAATCAACTAATTTCCCAGCCTTACCTAATAGATCGTTAATAGTTGGTAATAGTAATTGACCAAATTTGTCAGCCAATTCACTAATCTTATTTTTTGCAATTTCGATTTGAGATGCTGTATCTGCATATCTCTTTGAAGCCTCTTCGTTCAATGCGTTGTTAGTTTCCCACTCAGCATTAGCCATATCCATATATTCTTCAACTGTTCCACTTGCATTAGCAAGACGCAACATAGTATCAGTTAAACGTACTTCATTAATACCTAAATCGCTCATTAATTGAATAGTGCTTTTACCAGTTCTATTTGTATCTCCTAGACCAATAACAAATTGTTTAACAGCTTCTCCGGCATCGTTTTTGATGACATTAGCAAATTCTTTTGTAGACATTCCACAGATTTCGGCATATTGTTTTAGACTACCATATTTAGTTTCTACCCCGTTAGCTGCTCTGTTGAAATCGTTCATTACTCTTGAAATTGCCGTACCACCCATCTCGGCTTCTAAACCTACTGATGACAATGCTGTAGCCAAACCTAGAATAGACGATTCACTCATTCCTAAAGTTGCACCAGCACCGGACATTCTTTGAGCCATTGAAACGATATCGGCTTCTGTTGCCTTTGAATTATTACCTAATTCAACTATTACAGAACCAATTCTTTCATAATTCTCCGGTAATGTTCCCATTACGTTTACGAATGTTGCTATTGCTTCTCCAGCCTCTGTGGCACTTAGATTAGTTGCTGTTCCTAATTTTGCCATTGTTTCAGTAAAATTAGTTATATCAGCCGTCTTAATACCTAATTGTCCAGCTTCTTCCGCTAAAGCAAATAATTCAGTAGTTGCAAGTGGAATTCTATTAGAAAGAGCCATAATTTCTTTTCTAATTTGTTCCAATTCTGCATCTGTTCCTTCTACAGTTTTCTTTACACCGACAAAGGCATCTTCAAAGTCGATTGCTGTCTTAGCACTTAATCCTAATAAAGAACCTGCACCAGCTGATACCCATTTAATTTTACTAGCAAATTTGCCAGTAGCATC